GAGAAATTCTTCAATATATTGATAGTATTTTCACTCAACTTCATAATATAATCCTATAATTAGATTGGTTTAAACTTCTTTAGCAGTTCTGAGTCTGCTGTTGCAGAAGCACCAATTGATGCCAGAGCAGCCAACTTACCAGCAAACACATACGTGCCAGTATGTTGTAGATGCATCCAAGGGCACAACCAAACCTTCATACCCATGTTACGCACATTCTGACAGAACATATAATCTTCTGAAAGATAACGACGAGTCTTTGGTTCAATGATACAATCAAAGTATGCATGAATCTCACGGCTACCATCAAATGCTGCTGTACGAACATGATCAGGCTTATATGAATACTCTGGATATGTTTCCTTGTACTTGTCAAACGTCTTACGACGAATCATCATGAATCCAGTGCCAGTTTCTAATACCTCAGCTGGTTCATCAAGACGGATAGACCTTGACTTTTCATTTTCATTAATAGCAGGATTGAATACAAAGTCTCCGACAAAATCCTCTAGTGCATTGGGATTATCATCTGCAACACCCTTATCAACTGCCTGCTTGATCTTCTCCCAGGTGATACACTTTTTAGGATAAGGACCTGCAATCACATCATAAGGTGATTCAGGAGTCTGCAATGCCATCAAAGCAATCACATCTTGTGGATTAAATCCAATATCAGAATCGATGAATAGCATATGTTCTGCATCAGAGCGAAGGAACTCATCAACACAATAGTTACGTGCTCGAGTGATCAATGACTCATTGAACAAGAAGTATGAGCGAACTTCAATCCCATACTTAACACACAATGCAGTAAGATCACACATAGACCTTGTATACATTCCCCCACATTGTCCACCATACATTGGTGTTGCTACGAATAGCTTTCGTTCACGCAAATGTTCTAAGTTAATTTGAATTTCCATTTTGTTTCCTTTTAATACCTTCCATCATCAATGAATAGCAACACATTAACTGGTCCAACTATCAATCTGACATTAATAATCAATCCGGGATCCATATCATTTACAGTCTCCATTTGCCATTGAAATCTCCACCAACGAAGAGGATTTAATGCAAAACTTACAACTATGTCTGAATTTAATGCATACTTAAATATATTTTTTATCATGCTCTTTACCAATACCATAACTTCCATCATACTTCTTTAATGCTTCTGCTTTAAACAAAAGGAATTGGCCAATACGAGTACCCTTCTTGATACGAGAGAACCCTTCTACATGGAGAGCACCTGCCATAACACCGTGATAGCCGGAATCATAAAGACCAGAAGTAATAAACAAGCCATTGCGGTTAAGAGTAGATCTAGTAATGACCCAGCCAGCCTCATCTTCACCTACCTTGATCACATTTTTCATCACAACTTCGTAAACGCCCGAAGCAAGATTGAAGTACCCATCGCTGTCTGTAGCAATCTCTGCAGAACCTCGATGAGTCTTTTGTTCCTTGCCACCTTCCTCACCAATCACAAACACGTTTGGTAAGATCTGAAAGACCTTGTCCAGCCTAAGGTCGACTGCATTAGGCTGGACATCCTCTTCTTGCACATCAGTAAGCTCTGATGTGGTATTATCTGACATAATGTGAATCAACGCTGATCTCCATATTTTTCTGGTGTAAACTCTGTATCCTTATCTGCAGCATACATCATAAGGATAATATAGTGAAGAGCTTTCAATAGATCTTTCTCATTACGACCACCCTTCTTGCCATATCGAGCAAGATACTTGATTGCTGTATCACGAGATGTTGTCTCAAGACTTCCAAGAGATTCCCAGAAGTCTACAGTTTGAATATCACCGTTACCAACATAATGCTGACCATATGTACTATCGATGTACTTTACCAACTTATTAACATTGGTCATCTCATTGTACTTGTAGATGATTTCTTTGCTCATTTATAATCTTTCCCATAGATGTATGCATAGCAGATCTTATCAATATATTCCATATTTTCCTTGGCAAGATCCAATAGATTATTGTCTTCTGTATGGAAGTCAAAGTCAACCTCTTTTTCAAACTTCCCATGCAACAAACCTGTAGGACTATTATCAAAACGGATACCATTCAATCCAGCCCAGATTGCTGCAGAACTATCCCAGGTATCAATATAATTGGCAAACGGTTCTGCAAACATGATCTCATTAGGACCATCCATCATCCCAAGGAAATGCACCTTGACACCACGTGCCTTCAATGTTGGGAATGTTAGCTTTTCCTTCATCTCATACATTAGCTTCAGACGTGAGCTAAATCGCTGTAGCTTGTTACCCTTCTCAACACCATATGCATTAGGTGCAGTCAAGATAGAGACGCCAACATAGTCAACCAGATCAGTATTCAAGCTTGCCCAACGAAATGTGTCTACGCAATCCTTGACATCACCAATTTTTGATTGAGGAACAAAGAACGTCTTGAATCCAGCCTGATGAAACTCAGGTGCAAGCTTCTTTGCAGCTTCGATAGTCTTCTCGCCTGGTTCTGCTGGATAGTCGGTCATTACAATATAATCAGCACCAACTCGTTGACCCATCTCAATCAATTTATCTGATGGATACATTTCACGACCCTGCTTGTACATCTCAAAAGCAGAGTTATCAAGTATCAGGGTGCTTCCAAACTCGTCCTTCTCACGTAGGTAGAAGTCGACGTAGTTTGGATCTGTTTCTACTAGATGAGCGAGCACAAGATGAGTCTTGCGCCCGCTTACTAGGTGTAGGTGTGGAGTTGGAGCAATATGGCAGAATTCAATCGACATTCACTGTACCTCATAATAAAAAATAACAAATTATATTTTAGCACTAATTGCTTGATTAGTCAACCTTTTTCTTGTCTCTGGCAGCAAGAATCTTGTCGACCTTTGATACTCCTGCATAACGATTGTCAACCTTAGATGTTGGCAACTTTCTATGCTTAGATGCATCAGAAGCCTTTATTGAATAACCAGCAAGAGTTTTTGTTGAAAGACCTGACTCTGCTTCTTCTTTCATATATTTGTGTTTCCATTCAGCAGCAGCCATTTTAGCTGCTGAAGCAACTGCACCAGAAGCCATTCTTTGATTAGAAGTGATATTAGGATCCTTTGATCTCTTACGATGATGGGCTTCAGTGTCCAGATAGCTCTTATGTTTTGCTTTAATTTCTGCAGGAGTCATTTCTTTAGCTTCAATGTGATCATGATAAGTTAAAGCTGTCGATCCTATTGAGTGCATTTCATCAATTTCTTCTTCTTTGATAGTAGCAGGAACTTTTGTTCTAACTTGATAGTGTTTATTAAAAGCTAACTTAATACCCTGTTCTCTATTAGTACGCTTGCGAAGTTTGTCAGGGTCAGCAGGTTGATTTCCCTTAATCTGATTGTGGGCTTTTTGTGAGTATGAAATTAATGTATCTGAAGAAATTTCATTAATTTGATCCTCTTCTTCTTTAACCATTCCCTTATGAACTACTTTGTCTACAGAGTAACCCATCTTCTTACCAAATTTTCCGTACTTAATTTGAGTGCTAAAGATAGCATCATGCTTGTCTTTTGCATCAACTTCATCTTGATACTTACGCTCTTCACCATGCGGGTAGACAACATGGATGTCCACTCTATGCTTTGTTGGTTTGCTCTTATCAGTTTGTCTAATAGCAAATCTCTTTGAG